CACCATTGATAGAGGGAGTTTCCCGTGCATTGACAAAAGATAAATTACCAGAACCAGCACAGACAAATTCAAAGAGTATCTAACATGGCATTTGCATTCGACGAATTATTCGCATACGGTGGGCAACTTATCGTTGCTGCTAAGAAAAGAGTTCCTAAAGCACTAGGGTTAGGAGAGGAAAAGATTGATCACTCTGCATACATTGAGGGAAACACTCAGATTGGAAAAGTCGATGCTTTTGCAGGTGCTAGTGCTACTTTAATGGTTGGTAGAGAGGATACTAAAGGAACAGATAGATCACTTCATGTAAATGGTAATGCACAGATTTTAGGTGATAGTGGAACTCAAAATGCCCTTTATGTGACTGGTGGTAGTAGTGTTGATTCAGTTTATATTGAAGGTGATTTGTATGTAAGTGGTTCAACAGATACTGGTAATAAAGGTAGACTCGCTTCAAGATTTAGTGCTGCTGATGGTAAACCAAAACCATTTGATATCAAACACCCAAGTAAAGAAGGATGGAGACTTAGATATGCTTGTATTGAAGGCCCAGAGGTGGGTGTGTATTGTAGAGGTAGAGTTAGAGGAGAGAAAATAATTAAACTACCAGACTATTGGAAAGATCTTGTTGATGTTGAAAGTATTTCAGTTCAGTTGCAGCCAATCGGTGCACATCAAGATGTAATTGTAAAAAGATGGGATGAGCAATTTATCTATTTACAAGCACAAGGTGGCATGCCTGTAAATTGTTTCTATCATGTATATGCTGCAAGAAAAGATGTGAATCCATTATATGTTGAGTATCAAGGTGAGAGTTGGAAAGATTATCCTGATCCAAACTTTAACCCTGAGATTACACCAGAGAATCCAAACTTTAATGATCCAGAGTATAGAACTAAGAGGAATACTATAACGATTTGAAAAAATTAATTTATATAGAGGAGAATTTTATATCTCCTAGTGAATGCCAACAACTAATAGAACTTTCTAAATCAAATAAAGAAGAACTTCCCTATGGTGATGAGAGTAGGGGTGGGAATACATATCTCACAACTCTTGGTGGAATTTATTTTGATGAAGATGAAAATAATGTAGTTAATAAGGTAACAGATCTATGTAAAACTTTTGATGATAGAGTGATCGTAGATTACGCAGGTGTAGTGAGATGGCCTGTCGGCACATTTATGAAACCTCATATTGATCCACATAGACCTGACCAAGAACCTGATTTGTTTGCAGCTGTTCTTTATTTGAATGATGATTATACTGGAGGTCATACTGGATTTGAAGAGTCTGAAATCAAACCAGAGACAGGAAAATTGCTTGTTTTTTCTAATTCAATTTACAAACATCATGTTACTAAAATTGAGGGAGCAGAGAGATTCGCTCTTAACATATGGTATAATAGAAAATGAAGAAATTACTTTATGTTGAAGAGGAGTTTTTAAATCCTACCTTATGTAAACCGTTTATTGATCTTCATATCGAAGAAAACGACACTTTTTTAGAAGCGGTAACACACTCAAATTCTAATGAGAGTTTGAGTTATTCTCCTGATATACCAGAGGTGGATGGTGATTATGGTGCAATCTATCTTGGTGGAGATGTCAAACCTGTGGATATTAAACTATCAAAGGATGAATTATTCGCTGGTGTTATTGGAAACGTGACTAAAATTTGTAAGTCATTTCATAATAATATACAGTTGGATTATTGTGGTGTTATAAGATGGCCCACTGGCACATTC